GTATTTGTATGTGTGAAGCGGTAGGCTCGCAATTGTTTCAGCAAGGATTCTTACGCAGGCATAAACAGCTGTTGTCTGCATTGCTGTCCTTTCATTTACCTTCTTTCCACTTGATGTACTGCCGAAGAAAAATTCATATACACTTCCTATAAGGTAATTTTTAATTGGCTTATCTCTTGATTTAAAGAATCTATTTAATATGGGTATTTGCATATATTCACCTCCTAAAATGAGCAAGAAAAAAGCACCCCATTAAATAGGTGCTAATACTTTTGCTTTCTTGTTTTTAATATTTTAATTGTCCATATGATCCCGAATATATTCATACTGATCATATAAACTCCCTCCATCATGTTCAATTTCTCCATAGGAATAATAACTCGGATTCTTTCCTGGCATGCCTTCTTCCATTAATTCCTTTATATCAATATTATCATCATCGTCATTATTAGAACTTATATTATCCATTGTACGTTTTTCTAAATCGACAACTTTATTAATTTCATTTCTCAATGAAATTGGAACATAACTCATAGCATTTATGTTATTTCTTACTGCTTCGATACATATATCTAAATTTAAAATATCCTTTGGTATGAAATTCAAAATATGGCCATTACACTTTACAGCTTCTAAACAAAACTTTTCATCTAAATACTTTTTGTTTATTTGCAAAAATGACATTGTGCCACTTTTCAATTTTCTTAACATATCAAGTTGTACTTCACTAAAATTGTGTTCATTTTTATTTACTCCTAATCTAGTATAAGACTTGTTAGTTCTATCACTCGAACATAAATCTTCATTTAATTGTTCATGGCTACTCGGTATTTCTTGTTTTTTTTGTTTTAATTCTCTCTTATGTTCTTCTTGTTCTTTCTGTTTCTTTATTTCAGCTTGTCTTTTTTTATCTTCCAGTTGCTTCAACTCAGATTGTCGTACTTTTTCTTTTAAAACTTTCTGTTTATTTAATTCAGCTAATCTTACATGTTCTTCTATCTCTGAATCACGCTTAATTTCATCGACTAACATCTGTTTTTCTTCTTGTTTTCTTTCTTCTTCTTGTAACTTATACTCAGCTAGTTGATTTTCAATCCACTTTAACTTTTTTATTCTTCTTTCTTCTTCTTGACTATTTTCTTCAAGTTCTTTTTGTAGTCTTTTGTCATTCTGTTTATTCAAAATAAGTTGAACTTCAGAATTTTCTTTTCTTTTATTATGCAGAGCTTCCATCTTTTTTTCATGGGCAGTATAGATGGATATCCATTCTTGTTTTTGTTTTTCAGTTTTAAAATTTAACTTGGAAATCTTATCTTCAATTTTTTTTATTCTATATTCAGGTAAAATAATATCTTCAATTTCTGCATTATTGAAATTATTTTTATAGTCTTGTATTGGTTTTTCTTTGCACTCTTCATGTATAGGTTCTATTTGTTTCTGTTGAGTAGACAACCCTTGTATTTCTAATTCCTTTTGTATTTGTTTTTCTTTTTCATATTCATTATTTAATTCAAGCATCCATTCTTCAGGTTCATTATTAGTTACAAAACCTTCATCCTCTTTTTTTTCTAGAAAAGATGCTTTATCTAACTTTTCAACATAATTTTCTTGCTGTAGTTCGTTTTTGTTAATATTGCTATCATATATAGCATCTTCTGATAGTACTTTTTCATCATTAAAGTTTATTATTTCTTGATATATATTTTTCTCAGATTCTATATTTTTTTCATTATTATTCTTTTTACTTAACTTAGCAAATAAAAAATTGAAAATACCCATGATATCCCCCAACAATAATACTTTTAATAAATATTCTCAATTTATTATACAATTTTTTACAGTATTTTACAATACCAATATTCCTCTCTCATCATAAATACTTCCACTACTTCCTTTATTCCTAATAGCCCTGTCAAGTGCCATTATCAAAGCAACTGCACCATCTATCTTCTCGGTACTCTTTTCCTTGTCAGGCTTTATATTACCAGCAGGGTCAGTTCTTACAAATATATTATCCATACACCAACGAAGAACAGGATGCCCACTATGAACAATCTTTTCTTCAAGTGTAAGCTTCATCAGTTCCTTTGTCGGAGGAGACATATCCTTAAATCCCTGTCCGAACGGTACAACTGTGAACCCTAATCCTTCAAGGTTCTGCGTCATTTGAACAGCTCCCCATCTATCAAAGGCGATTTCTTTAATGTTATATTTTATCCCCAACTCTTCAATGAAATTCTCTATAAATCCATAGTGAACAACATTTCCTTCTGTTGTTTTTATATATCCTTGCTTTTCCCATACATCATAAGGAACATGGTCTCTTCTAACTCTTAACCCTATATTGTCTTCTGGCATCCAAAAGAATGATAGAATTTGAAACTTATCATCTTCATCTATCGGAGGAAATACCAAAACAAATGCAGTCAAGTCAATTGTACTTGAAAGGTCAAGTCCTCCATAACACTCTCTACCAATCAGTTTTTCAGGATCAACTTCAAAGTTGCACTTATCCCAAATATGCATTGGCATCCAGCGAACCGACTGTTTTACCCAAATACATAGGCGCAATTGCTTGAAGAGGTTCTCTTCAGCTGGATTTTGCCTTGCGTTTTCACAAGCAATTTGCATTTTTTCATAATCAACAGTTATTCCAAGGCTTGGATTTGCTTTTTCCCAAACTTTGGGTGACGTCCAATCATCACCTTCACTTGCAGCATATATTGTAGGGTAGAATGTTGCATCAATTTTTCTTCCCTCTAAAATGTCAACTGCCTTTTGATGCAGTTCATAGCCTATACTTTTAAGATCATTTCCTGCAGTTGTAATAAGAAAGTTTACTGGTTGCTTTCTTGCATCAGCTGCTCCATGAAGCATTACATTGACCATTTCTCTATTTGCAACATGGGTTTCATCGAAGAGTACAGCAGTTGGCGAAATTCCATGCTTTGAAAATGCTTCACTTGATAAAACCTGATAAAAGGAGTTCATTGCTGGATATACTATTCTTTTTTGTGAAGCAACTACTTTAAGTCTTCTTTTGAGTGCTGGACAAAGAGAAATCATATCTACAGCAACATTGTATATCAAGCTTGCCTGCGCCCTATCAGCTGCACAACTGTATATTTCAGCTCCTCTTTCACCATCAGCTGTCAACATATATAAAGCTATAGCTGCTCCTAATTCCGTTTTCCCTTGCTTCTTAGCTATTTCAACATAGGCAGTTGTAAACTGTCTATATCCATTTGGCTTAATTATTCCAAACAGATTTCTAATTATTGTATCCTGCCATTCTAAGAGCTTAAATTCCTTGTTAAACCACTCACCTTTTGTATGCTTCAAATTTTCTATAAACCGTATTACATGCTCTGCTCTCTTTGGGTCGTAATGTGAAGTAGGCAGCATAAATTTTGTTGGCACAAAAATATTATTTTCAACCACAAAAATCACCCGGTCATTTCAATTTGTACTAATGGAAAATTCAAATTTGCATAAGCTCCAAAATATTTCATAGCTGCCTTATCTCTTTCTATTGCTGCCTCTTTCTTATCTTTAAATAATCCAAGATAATATTTCTTTCCATTATAATGAATATAAGATTCATATGCCCCGGCATTTTTCATAAAACTAACACCTATTAAACCTGTTGAATTAGTAACCCTCATTTTCTGATTAAATGTATTTTCCTGATGTGTACAAAGTCTCAAGTTTTGTTTTCTGTTATCAAGCCTATCTCTTGAAATATGGTCAATATCAAACAAAAAAACTATACCTTTTCTGGTATAGCCAATCATATATTTTTTATCATCAGACATAGTGTATTTTTCTATTTTCGTGAACCTCCTCCACCTTTGAACAATAAAAGCTCCATTTCATCAGATTCTTTATCGTCTACTTCATTTGCAACAATCCTGCTTCTGGATGATGGTGTTAAACCAAATTGCTCGCAGAACCTATTCATAATTTTTAAGTAAGTCTGAGCAATAGAAACCTGTGGAACCTGCTGCCAGTATCCTGAAGGTGTCTTCACTATTGTTCCGTGTTTTGTTATAAACTCTTCTGCTTCCTTCCACCTTGCAAAGGCTTGGCAATATCCTGCAAATGCGGCCATATCTACCTCTGTCAGTATTCCAAGCTGCTCCATTTGCTTTGCTAATCTCTTCCATTCTTTTTTTGCATCATCTTCAAGCCATGAGGGACACCTTGGCGCTTTCTTATTAGGCTTCGGTTCATTTGCATTAAGTGGTCTTTTTCCTGGATTTCCTTCAAGAACCTTTATTGCAGTTGGTATTGGTTTTCTTCCTCTTTCAGCCATAGGCACACCTCCTCTATATAGAACATAAAAAAGGAACCTCCATTTAGAAAGCTCCTCTTTTCATGATTATTTTCTTAAGTTTCTTCTTCAAGTCCCTTGTAATTATAGTTTCCCTTCTTTATTTCCTCATGTTCAGCATTTACAGCATCTTTGTAGTCTTTTCTTTGCATTTCTTTCTTCTTACACTCGATGCATATACACTGAGTATTGTAAATTGACATTATCCTACCGGATTCTAAACTTTTGCCGCATCTGTCGCATTCTTCCTGAGTGAAAAACTTGTCCATTGCTACCACCTGTACCTTTCATGTAGTTTCTCATTTATCTCTAACAAGTTTTCCGACAATGCGGTTCTCAATTTTTCAATTGGCAAATTGTTGTCCAAATAACCCTGCCATATTACATCAAGATAATAATCTGTAGGTCTTGCAGGCATATACTTGTATGTTTCATGCATCACATAGGCCATGGCTTTAATCTTTACACCGTCGTCTTTTATGACCTCAACTTCTTCTTTTACATATAGCCTTGGAAATCCCTCGTATCTGTCAAGTGCCTTCTCGCACTCTTTTGTTATGCTCCATAAAACAACCGGCACATTTTCATTAGGTTGTTTTTCAATATTTGCTACACCTCTTCCGCTTCCTCGGAATGTCAATCTGTAGTTATTTATAATTCCTATTCCTATTACAGTAGCTTTTGGGCACCTATATTTCATCTGGCAAAGATTTAAGTTGCTTCCATAGGCCGCATATGTCTTTGTTGGCATTTCTATCCCCTTTCCTTTGTAGATTTTCTGTAGGCTCCGTTTCCTTCAAGGTTTGAAAGAAGTACTTTTCTTGCTTCCTTGTACTCATTACCTTTCATTCCTATTCTTGTTATCCATGTTCTAAATGCAAACTTTGGATTGTCATCCTGTACCTTTTTATAAGATGCTCTCTTTTGTTTCTTTGAAAATTCATTAATGCTTGACACCAAGACTGTAATTGCCCTTATTTCATCTTCCTTAAATTGTTCAGATAAAAAGGTTATTGTCATTGTCCCTTTCTCAAATTCAAAAACCAGATTGGCATGTCTGTTATTAAGTGCATTTTCATAGGCGGATTTAAAGTCCTCTATGCTGTCGACCTGTGTCTTACTAAGCTCTTCTGCTACTTGGTCATCAATAATTGGCTCTTTAAGTTCAAGTGCCTTCATTAAAAGATGCTGCCTACTTGTAAGCATGTTAATAAGATTTTGAAGAGTTGCACCTGTGTGCCCTTCTAATGGTAGCTTAATCTCAATACTGTCTATCACATTGACTTGTGCTACTTCTTCCGACACAGGGCAAATAACGGCCTCAAGTGTTGTTTCTATTCCGTTTCTATAAATTACTCCTTCTCTGTCAACAGTGTAGACTTCTCCATCAGATTTAACTACATAACCAAATGTTGGTGCTCCCAGATATTTTGATTTAGTTCCAAAATATTCACTTAATGCATTAACTATAGATTTTCTATCCATTCTTTCACCTCCTGCAATTGTTACATACATCACTCTAAACCGCGAAAATAGCAAGATTTATTTATAAAGTTTTACAACTTGAAGAGCGGTTTCCCGCCCTTGTTGTTTGGTTGCCTATCTATGCGGCCGTTCGAAACCTCCATGCTGCCGAGCCTTCAAGGTGCTTGCAAAGGTGCTCTCTGCAGTTCTTAAAGTCATCTCCTATTAACCCTATTCTGTTAAGCCATGTTCTCATTGAAAATTTCGGGTTTTCTGACTGTGGTTTCTTGGTGCTTGCACTCTTTTGTGTAATCGCCTGGTGGTTCATTGCAAGTGCCAAGACTATGTATGCCCTTATCTCTCCTGCATGAAGTGTTCCGTTGAAACCTCTAAGTTCAACTGTACCTACTCCATGGAAGAAACTGTGGAGGTTTAGAAAATGGTATCTGCTTTGATGATAATGCTGGTTCCTAACAGGTCCGTATCCTTCGTACCAAATATCTTCAATCCCCTGAAGCGTTCTTGGTTTATTCATGTTCATCCTGTTTATCAAATCCTCATCCATCTTCTTACAGTACCTTTTTCTTATTTCTTCAATTTGCAGGCTGTCGTAAAGCAGGTCGTTTCTTGAGTAGATTATGTTTATGAAGTTTCTCAAGGATTTTGCTGTGTGGTCTTTGCCGTCAAGGTGAATGTGTACCCCTGTTCTGTTTTGTTTTTCTGAAAAGGCTCCCGTTTTTCTAAGGTTCCTAACAATTTCTTGTAAGGCGTTTATATCTTCTTCGTATGTTAGGATTGGGCTTACCAGTTCAACCTTGTAGGTGTCATTGGCATTTACTATCTCGCCTCTTATTTTTCTTTGCGCCATTATACTTGAGTCATAAACTACTTTCCAGACCCTACCATCTTGCGCTGTTATTTTGTGTGTATCATATCTGTCAGCTAAAACTTCAACCGTACCATTAAGGTATTCTGCAACAACCTTTGATGCCCTATTTCTTGTAATGCCTGTCATTTCGATTTCAATTCCGAAGTTGCCCTTTAAAAAATCCATACTTGCCATTTTCTTTTCCCCTTTTCTTTTAGTGTGTTTCTTTTGTTATGTACATATATCACTCTAAAAGGGATAAATAGCAAGTTATATCTTTTGAAATAAGGATAATTTTTGTTGAAATTCCAATACTTATCAGATGTAATTCGTCAAACTTTCACTGCCATTTTTCTTAAAAACCCAGAAATAGCTATGAAACTTCCTTGCATTTTTTTGATTCTTTAATTGCCAATTAGCAACTATCCTGTTTTTCGAAAGCAGAATAAACAAATCTTTTGGATAAAATCCTAATTTAGCCGCTTCATTCATAATGAAGCAATGACTCATATACTGCTTTCCACTGCTGACTTTGTCTTGGCATTTGAAAATTAGTATGCCTTTTGGCTTTAAAACCCTGTAAGTTTCTTTTAACGAATCTACATACATTAAATGTAGTTCCTTTTCAGTCGGATAAACTGTAATTCTTTTGTTGATAATATTTCCTTTGTCTTGTAATAGTGACTTTCCTTTAGTAGCGAGAAAAGGCGGATCAAACATAACACAATTAAAAAAGCAGTCACCAATCGGCAAGTCTCTGCAATCAGCTTTAACAACTCCATCTACTTGAGGTATTATGTCAAATTTATATAAAGGTTCTGCTATGCCTGTGTTCTTATAGAAGCCACCTTTTGAATAAGTAGGATCACAATCAATCAACTGTTCCGGAACATGCAGTTTCAAAATCCAATTTATTATTTCAGCTTGATTGTATGAAATGCTTTTTATAAGTTCCATTTGAAGTCACCAATCAAAAAGAGCCTTCATCTATTTTGACAGGCTTTTTTAAATCTTTATATGCAGTTTTAATTCCGTTTCTTATAAGGTAAACTTTATCGGATGATCCTACTTGTTCTATATATCTTTTTACAATAACATCCACATACTTTTCATCAAGCTCTATCGTATAGCAAATTCTGTTGGTATGTTCACTTGCAATAAGTGTACTTCCTGAACCTCCAAACGGATCAAGTACTATGCAGTTGCTCATGCTTGAATTTTGTATTGGATAAGCTATAAGTCCTACAGGCTTCATAGTTGGATGAAGCGAATTCTTGCTTGGTCTGTCAAATTCCCATATAGTTGTTTCTTTTCGTCCTGAATACCAGTTGTGTTTCCCTTGCTTTTTCCAGCCATATAAAATTGGCTCATGCTGCCATTGATATGGACTTCGTCCAAGTACAAGGCTCTGCTTCTTCCATATACAAGTGCCAGACAAGTAAAACCCTGCCGCCTTAAATGCCTTCCTGAAATTTAATCCTTCCGTATCTGCATGAAATACATAAATAGAAGCATCTGCTTCCATACTTTGTTCAATGTTGATAAATGCTGCAAACAGGAAATTATAAAACTCCTCATCTTTCATATTGTCATTTTTAATTTTACCTGCTCCACCTTCGTAATCCACATTATATGGAGGATCTGTCACAACAAGATTTGCCTTTTTACCATCCATGAGTAGTTCATATGTTTCAGGAAGTGTTGAGTCTCCAGAAACAAGGCGATGCCTTCCAAGTAGCCATAAGTCGCCTTGCTTACTCATTGCAGGATTCCTAAGTTCCCCTTCAATATCAAAGTCGTCCTCTTTGATTTCCTTATCATGAACTGCATTGAAAAGCTGTTCAATCTCAGGTGGCTCGAATCCGGTAAAGGCTATGTCAAAATTAGAATTTTGCAAATCTTTTATAAGGTCTACTAATAATTCCTTATTCCATTCGCCGGTTATTTTATTAAGAGCAACATTTAATGCTTTTTCTTTTGTCTTGTCTAT